CGCGTCCCAGCCTCGGCCCCCTTGATGCCCTGATCGGCAAAGGCGGCAAGGACGGCAACGCCCTCCTCGATATCTTTTCCGACCATCCGCAAGGCCGGACCTGCGCGGTTGGTTAGAGATTCGGAGAACTGCTGAACCGTGGCGTTTGCAAGCGTATTTGCCGCAACCAATACATCGCTAACTAGAATCATGTTTTCCATGTTAGCGACGGCATCATCGCGGATGGTTAAACCCAACGCGCTTTGAGCGTCTGTCAACAGGTCGGTCGCCAAGGCCAAGTCGAACATTCCGGCCTGTGCGAATTTGGCGACAATCGGCAAAGCCTTGATCGACGCCTCAGCATCCAGCCCGGCCGATGCCAAATAAAAGTATGCATCAGCCGCCTCTTTTGCCGAAAACGTGGTTACCGTTGCAACTTCCTTTGCAGCGTTGACCATGTCGCGCCGCATCGCATTAGACAGGGTTCCCATGATTGCGGTAGATTTCGTCATGGCCGAATCGAATCGGGCAAACGCAACGACGGACCCGGCAAGCGGCGCCAATATCGCAGCACCGGCAAGCGTCATGGATTTTCCCATGTCCTGGAATCGCGTCCCAAGCACCTTTGCTTGATCGCCGATTTTCCCCATTGCTCGCTGCGTGTCGGTTACGCCACGATTGAAGCCCTCAAGCTTCGCCCCGATCTCAATCCAAATTTCTGCGACTTTACTCATTGGCTTAATTCCTATTCTTTCTCAAGCGCTCTTTCAATTTACTTAAATGTTCTTCATCGAAAACCTTAACCCTTCCATCTTCGTCGGATCGCAAAAGCATCCAGGCCCGCGCCTTGTGCATCATGAAAGACTCGTCGGCCTGCCGCCGCCGCTCTTCCGGATCAATCGGCTTCACGTTCTCGCTCTGCACCTCATCTTTAAACTGAACAAGCCGCTCCGCGCTAACGTCGCCTCGGAATGTTTTCCCCGCCGTGTTGATAATCCATGAGGCGATAAAAGCCGCACGCCGCCACTCGTCTTTTTGAGCCGCCGAGATGCGCTCATAGTGCGCCTCGGCAATTCCGTACAATTCAACCGGCGTCAACGTCCAGAAGTCGGCGGGCCGGAGACCAACTCTCAAGGCAAGTCCGTAACCCTCTTCGACGAAATCCTTTTTCTCCCGGGTTTTCTTTTCGCCTTGGGAGTCTTCATCTCCGGCCCCGATGCTTTTTTTGTTGCGGCCTTTGCAAACGAGCTTTCCATGATAGCCTCGAATAAGGCTTTCCCGATGTCACCCGGCCTTTCCGTCAAACAATCGTCAAGAATGTCTCCAACCTCTTTGAGCGTGATGCCCGGCGATTCGTCAAGCAACCCGGCCCAGATAAACCCCCGCAATTCAAAAAGAGGCAGCAAAAACCCGGCTTGCCCGGATAGCTCGGCCGCAGAAATTAGCCGCTCGATGTCGGCAAACGAAATCCGGCACTCACGCTGAAGCTCCGCAAAGGCGTTGTAATCGAAGCGCAGATGTCGCCGCCGATCCAGCTGAATCGGAACAGACTTTACAGGCATAGCCTGTCATCCTTTCATCGGCCGATTAGCTGGCCGAAATCGTAAGAGCGTGCGTTCCTCGGAGCGAGAAATTAATCTCGGCTGCGCCCGCATGCGGACCGGGATAGGTGATGTTCGTGATGAAGCATTCGCCGGTCTTCGTGATCGTACCGTCGGCCATCGTGATAATGATCGTCAGCATGGAGGGCGTGCGGTCGTGCCAATGCCAGTCGAGAAGCTGCCGGGCGTGATCGTTGTAGATGTAAAGTCCGGTGCCGCTGATTGTCCAGTCACGAATCCCAGGAATCGACTCTTTCCACCATTCCGAATCCCGGTTGGTCAGATCGATTTCCTCCTGACCTTGCGTGAGGGTGAAGTCCCGGCTTTCGGCCAGGGCCGCCCCTTCGACAGAGAGGGTCATCAAAGACCCCGAAACGCCTGATGTTGCCATGTGTGCCTCCTTAGCTTATGTTGGGCTCATGTCCTGACGAAATCTCAGAACGCCGTGCCTCAACAGTAATTCAGGATTATCCGGATCAAGTAGGATTTCCGAATAATCCAAATACAAATAGATTGCATTATATCCCGTGATAGTCAATGCCGATCCTGTCAAAGCCTGGATGATGTTATTCATCATATCGGCCGTTGCCTTATCGCCAAGGCCGGATGTGCGGTCAACCCAACTGTCGATCTGAAAAGCGTTGTCCTCGGCCGCCGTGTCCCGCGTCTCATAGAATGCCGAGCGGACGCCCATCGGCCGGCCAATGACGTGATAAGGATAGGGCGTGTCGGGCGGGACGTGGTTATAAAACGAATAGGCCAGCGTCAAGGCGTTCGTCGTCAACCGTGAATAAACCGCCGTCATTAAAGCCGCGAATCCGAGTTTTCTTGTTGGCATTATCTGAACCTATTTATCACATTGTGGATTTCATGCTTCTGGAAAAAGTATTGATTCGTGACTGCCCGCCGATGCTGGTTATAGACGGGGTCGGATATCGAATTAAGGTGAATGGCCCGCGCCTCAAGGCAAACAGCCGCTTTCCATTTCGTTTTCAGTAGCGCAAGGAAAAAGTCCATGTGTTCCCATTCGACCTTGATGCGGTTGTCCCATCGCACGTCGTCGAATACCTCACGCTTGGCAAGGAAAAAGTTTACCACCTGTTCGGCCATGACGAACATCGTTCCCGATCCGTTGGCTTGCTCGATATGCCGATGAGCCGGATAGCGGAAAAGGATTCCGCCGGATGTTTCAAACCGCAGCCCCTTTTGATAATTCTCGTTTCCGACATAATCACCGTTCCTGCTGAACAACATCCCGGAGCAGACGCCTATCTCGTCGCGGGAGTCCAGGACGGCTTTCATGCGCCGGATCGACTCGCCGTCCTCAATAACAATATCATCATCCATCATCAGCAGATAAGGCTCTGTGAACCGCTTGGCGATTTCATTCCGCCCGACTGATATGCCGGAGTTATACGGCAAGCGGATAATGACGTGGCCTTTCGCCTCAAGCTTTTGATATCGATATTCCTTTTCATCAGATGCCCCGCCGTCGTCGGCGATATAAAACCGGAACAGATAGGGGAAATGATCTTCGATAGCGTCAAGCGTCTGGAAAAGAAGTTCCTCCCGGAGAAACGTCTTTATCCCGACGGCAATGTCGCGGGGCGAGTCGGGCTTTAGCGGTTTTTCCGGCGGGTCAAGAAGCCCGATTCTCATCGGGTTCGGCTTGCCCCAATCCTTATGCCAACTGTTCCAGATATGCTCGATTCCCCACTTTTTCGAAAAGACGCCGATGCCGTCAATCCGCATTCTGAATTTTTCATACTCGGCCGTGTAAGGAATATGTCGATGAACCATGCTTACCGTATCGGTATATGCAACTTTCCATTTCGTATTCTTTTTTATGGAAAAGAAAAAGTCCTCATGTTCCGGCCAAGTCTTTATCTGCTCGTCCCACGGCTGGGCCTCCCACACCTCGCGGCGCATCATGAAGACGTTCATCACGATATCGCACAACGCAAAGCGCGGTCCCGTCGTCTGCTCCCATTCCATGCGGTCAATCCGTTCGACGAAAAGCGTTGCGGCCTTGGCATACATCCAAGCCTCATAATGCTGGTCTGTTATGATTCGAGCATCGGCCTTTTTCAGAAGCCCGCCGACGATTCCGATTTCCGGCTTTTCGTCCAGAATGCAGGCCCAGTATTCAAGTCGCGTCTCATCGGTGAAAAGAAGATCGTCCTCGCAATTAACAATGTATTTATATCTGGCCGGCAGAGCTTTGATTGCGGCGTTCCGAGCCGCCCCGACGCCCACATCGAACGGAGCCTTGACGTATTGACAGCGATGCTCTTTGCAGAACGCCCGCCGCTTTTTGCTTTCCTTGCCATTGTCGGCGACGACGATTGCAACGCTTGGATAATGTTTCCGGATCGACTTCACGCATTCAAACAAAGCCTCGTCCCGCATGAAGGTCGTTATCATGACGGCAATGTCCTGCATGCGGTTTTTCCGCTTGCTTTTAATCTTTGGCGGCGCAGCCTTGACCCCGCCCCACCCGTTCGGGTTCCGTTCAATCGGCAACTTTTCCATCTCTGACAGTTTCAGCCGGGTTCGGTTTTCGTTTGTCTGCGCCCGATTTATCTCTTTCTCCGACGGATGCCAAATGTGGAAAAACGATGTTTCCCGCTCGATCCATACAGGCTTCAATCCGTCCCGCACGGCCCGCGTCTGGAAGTCTGTATCATCGGCCCCCCATTCCCGATACTCCTCATCGAACCCGCCGACGCGGACGGCCCAGGCTTTCGGGAATGCCTGACAGCCGCCCAACCCATAAGGCGGCCGGAGGGTCGATACTGAAGCCATCCACAAAAAGCTTGAATATGCCCCGTCATAATCTTGTGGCAAATCACTTATCCGGCAATTTACGATTTTGTTTTTGCCGACATGCCGAAGGACGGTTTCAATGAAGTTCGGGGCAAAGATGCAATCCACATCCGTCGTCATCACATAATCGGCCAGGGCGGCCCGGATGCCGACATTCCGGGCGCGTGAGATATTCCAGGTGTCGTCCGTCTTCGTGAAGATATGCCGGGCCTTGTATTTCGTGCAGATTACCTCGTGTTGTTTCTGATATTCCGCATCGCTATCCAAGTCGGAAACGACGAT